GGTATGGGTCGCTACCAAGATGAAGCAGGTCCAAAGACCTACCTCTGTAATTTCTGCCCAGTATCTATCGCAGTAAACCAACGCAAACAAAAACTGTTAGGACTAAACTAATGACTGAAGAGACACCCCAGATTCAAGCAGCGTACTCCGTAATAATGAGGTCAGATGGGACACTTGAGACAGTTCCTGTTACTGAGAACGTGACGCGTACCGCTAGTACCTACGACATCTATCAGACTAGCAAGCAGTTGGTATCAGAAATTGATGATTTCCTATTGGCTGAGCGTGTTGCTAAAGCCGTAGTTGACGCCCTACAGCCTGTATCTCCTAGCGAGCAACAGCGTGCAAAGATTGCAGAAGCATTATCTGAGCGTGGGATAGACCCAACAAAAGCTTAATACGCTCTAAACTAAGGCTATGTTTAAGAACTTAGGAAGTAACTCAAACCCTGTACACATCCAGGGAACTGCTACTTCCTATTTTTCTGCCCCTGAAACAGAGTTAGACCCTAAATTATTCTCAGAAAAGACTCTAAAGGGATGGGTTCGTAATGGAATCCTGCAACTTCTATTTGGGTTTCTAAACGAGAAGTACCGTAACCCAAACCTATGGGCACACGTATGGATTGCAGGCTCTGGTGTCTCATACCAGTGGTCAGCAGCACGTCAACCTGGAGATTTAGATGTTCTTATTGGAGTGAACTACATCCAATTCCGCAGAGCACACCCAGAGTTTAAGGGTCTTGGTGATGTAGAGATTAGCCGTATGTTGAATGAAGACTTCCGCAATCACTTACAGCCAGAGACACAGAATTGGAATGGGTACGAGGTTACTTTTTACGTAAACCCAGGTGCTACTGACATTCGCACTATCAACCCTTACGCAGCCTACGACTTAACCCACAACGAGTGGACAGTACATCCTGAGCAAACCTCTGCGCCAGAGAACCGTGTATGGGACGAGTTTGCAAAGCGTGACCTAGTAAAGGCAACAGAGATTGTCACACGCTATACCAAGGCTCTGACTGATGTGCAGGGAGCCCAGAACGACCCAGCACGCCGTAATGCAGAGGCACAACTACACGCCGCCCTAATACAGGGCTCTGCAATGTATGAAGACATCCACGGAGCACGGAAGTTTGCTTTCCGTCCAGAGGGTGAAGGTTATGCAGATTTTTACAACTATAGATGGCAGGCTGGTAAGAAGTACGGAACCGTACCTGCCCTACGAAAAATGTCTGAGTACTGGTCAGCATACAAAGCGCAACAAGCAGACGATACCTACGGCGTTGAACTGCCCGATACTCAGACCCTAATTAGAAGAGCGGCAACCTACCGAGCAAAGGGATAGACCATTAACATACTCGTATCACTAGACGGCGTACTAAGTTCGGACTCTGGGGAACCAATCCGTGCAGGAGTGGCGCTTTACTACGCCCTAAACATCAACAACCGTGTTGCCATTATGACTTCTCGCAAAGAAGCAGATGCTAAACAATGGTTACAGTCGCACGGAATAATTAACTACGACGACCTTATTGACTCTTCTTTTGAGCTGGCAGGTGAGGACCTAAAGAAGAGACAGTTTGTTATATCTCGTTCCAGAGCTCCAATTGAGATGTATGTAGATGCTGACCCAACTATGTGTGCTTGGGTGTTTGAAGAACAGCGAGTTCCAGCAATCCTATTTAGCCACCCTAATTTTGCATCGGTTGAGAACCGACCAGATGCTCCAAAGAAGGTACGACGCTGGTCAGATATTGAAGAGGCTATTACCAAGGTCAACATCGCACGTTCAGAACAAGCTCAAAGACCAAAAGATACAGTGGCTGAACTCTGGTCTGATTGATGCGTATCATCTTTAGCGGGGCTGAAGTAGGCTCCAACCGCAATCTTCTTTTTGGCTCAAAGGTTGAGTCAATGGGACTCAACTTTTGGACTCTTCGCAAAAGAGGGTTACCTACTACCAAAAGATGGTTAATTAGTGAACATTTTGATTCTACGATCCAAGTGTTCATTGAGTCTGGTGCAGCTCAAGCTGACAAAGCAGGGCTTTCAAAAGAAGAATTAACTTCTTTAGCCGCTGATTACCAAGAGTTCCTTGTGGATAACTCTGAAAGAGCATCAGCCTTTATGGAGTTTGACTCTATGGTTCTTGGTAAAGACTGGGTAGAAGCACAACGACCCTTCTACGAACACGACCCTAAGTTTTGGGTGGTCTGGCACGAAGAGTATGGGCTTCCTTCCCTCAAACTAATGTCTCAGACCTACCAGAACGTAGTCATACCCAATGATGAGATTGAGGCTGTAACCAGCCTAGCCGCCCTCACACGGGGCTACCAGAGGCAGTTTGGAACTCAGTATCACGCCCTTGCCTGTGCCAAGCCAGACAACATCCGACAGGTACCATTTAGCACTGCCAGCACATTGTCGTGGCTTAGCCCAATGCGCAGAGGTGAAACAATCGTCTGGGATGGCACCCAAATCAAACGCTATCCAAAGCGTATGAAAGACCAAGCACGACCTCGCTACAAGCGCATTGTAGAGAAAGCAGGGCTAGACTATTTAGGGTTTAGCCAAGATAACACCCTTGAAGCGACTAGAGTTGCGGTCTGGTCATACCTACAGTTAGAGGCATCAATGGACAAGAAAACCCCTGATTTGCACATCATTGATGGTGGCAAAAACAAGGAAGTATCTGATAACAGCGACACCCCACTTATGAGTGGTTTGATGGAACTAGGGGGGGTACTTTCTGATAACAGTGCTTCTGAGATGCGGAAACTTGAGCGCCAAGAAGTGGTGCAGAGAGACCCATCTGAGGTTCAGAATCTACCTGTTTTTGGGTACAAGATGAAGACTGTCGTTGAAACAGATGACGATGGCAAAGATGTCTTGATGGACATCCCAGTAATTCAGACCCAGCAATCTTCTTTACGGCAATGCGATACTTGCTTCGTGGCTGCTAACTGTCCAGCCTTCAAACCACAAAACACCTGTGCTTTTAACCTGCCGATTGAAGTCAAGACCAAAGACCAACTCAAGGCTTTGATGACCTCAATGATTGAAATGCAGGGTCAAAGAGTCGCTTTTATGCGTTTTGCTGAAGAAATGAATGGTGGATACGCAGACCCTAACGTCTCTCAAGAAGTTGACCGCCTAATTAAAATGGTTAAAGAAGTTAACGACATGGCCTCAGACAAAGAGTTCATTCAGATTACAGCACAGCGTCAAGGTGCTGGTGGAGTTCTCTCTGCCATCTTTGGAGACAAAGCTCAAGCTCTGAGAGAGTTACCTCAGACCTTAAAAGAAGATACAGTCACTAAGATTATCCAGTCTTCAATAGAAGATTAACTATCTGATAACAGTACCTACTGTAACTTGAACTAAGGTTCACCCTGCGCAGATAGATTTTGAAGTAAACAAAGTTAGCAAGTGCGTGGTAGGTTTCGCCACGGCACAATAGGTCTCCCTGTTGAGGGGTATTTACACAAACATAGAAATGGTGGTAAGGAATTGGGTCTGTTTTCTTTTGAACTAACAACTGACTTCGTCGCTTCGTACAAGGACAAGAAGGCTCCTTTTGGGTACAGGGATGCCGCTGGAAACTCGGTTGGAGAAATCACTTTTCTTCGTACCTATTCACGCCTAAAGGCAGATGGTACTAAGGAGACTTGGGTAGATGTATGTGAGCGTGTCATCAACGGTATGTACTCACTGCAGAAAGACCACGCTAAGCGTCAGCGTCTTCCTTGGTCAGACGCTAAGGCAGCAGCCTCGGCTAAAGAAGCATTTGACCGTCTCTTCAACCTGAAGTGGACTCCACCTGGACGTGGACTATGGGTAATGGGTACCCCACTCGTTAATGAACAACGCAACTCTGCTGCTTTGCAGAACTGTGCGTTTGTATCTACTGGGTCAATGGTAAAGACCGACCCAGCCAAACCATTCGCTTTCCTTATGGAAGCCTCAATGCTCGGAGTGGGCGTTGGCTTTGATGACAAGGGAGCAGACAAGGACTTCACAATCTATGAACCAAAAGAAACTTACGAATATAAAATCCCTGACACCAGAGAAGGATGGGTTGAATCTACAGCCGCCCTCATCAATTCCTACCTCAAGCCAGATACGAAGGCTCCATTATTTGATTACGAAGAAATCCGTCCAGCAGGCGCACCAATCAAGACCTTTGGTGGGACCGCAGCAGGACATGAACCCTTAAAGAAGTTACACGACCATATTGTCTCTATGTTTACCGGTAGAGCTGGAGAGAAGTTATCTAAGACTGATATCGCAGATATCGGCAACATGATTGGTGTCTGCGTTGTTTCAGGGAATGTACGTCGCAGTGCTGAGCTTCTTATAGGTCAGATTGACGATGATACCTTCTTAAACCTTAAGAACCCAGAGGTCTTTCCTGAACGTAACTCTTATGACCCTGCTAAGCCAGGTTGGGCTTGGATGTCTAACAACTCTGTAGAGGCAAAGGTCGGTTCAGATTTCTCTAAGATTATTGACGGCATTGTCCGTAATGGTGAGCCTGGAGTTGTGTGGATGGATGTATCACGCAGGTACGGTCGTCTAATTGACCCACCTAACAACAAGGATTGGCGTGTTACTGGGTACAACCCTTGTGCTGAGCAGTCTCTTGAATCTTACGAGTGTTGCACACTTGTTGAGACTTACTTAAATCGTCACACTGACTTAGATGACTTCAAAAGAACATTGAAGTTTGCTTATCTTTACGCCAAGACTGTGACTCTTCTTCCGACGCACTGGGAAGAAACAAACGCAATTATGCAACGCAACCGCCGTATTGGAACATCAATCTCTGGTATCGCTAACTTTGCAGACAACAATGGTTGGACTGTATTGCGTGACTGGCTAAACACTGGCTACGAAGTCGTAAAGAAGTATGACGAGTCGTACTCTGAGTGGCTTGGAATTCGTCAGTCAATCAAGATGACTACAGTAAAGCCATCGGGAACAGTTTCTATTCTTGCTGGTGAGTCTCCTGGAGTTCACTGGGCATCAGGCGGTAAGTTCTTTAACAGAGCAATCCGCTTTGCAAACTCTGACCCAATGCTTCCGCTATTTAAGATGGCTAACTACAGAGTTGAACCAGCCTCTGAATCTCCAGAAACAACAAGTGTTGTCTTCTTCCCAATTGAAACGGACGCAAAGAGAGCCGAAAAAGAAGTTTCAGTTCACGAAAAGGTTGCACTTGCTGTAGTTGTACAGCGTTACTGGTCAGATAACTCTGTCTCTGTAACCGTCACATTTGACCCTGAAAAGGAATCAGACTCTATTGCTTCTATCTTGCACATGCACGATGGTCAGCTAAAGACGATTAGTTTCCTACCAATGGGTAACATGGTCTATCCTCAGATGCCTTACACACAGATTACATCTGAAGAGTATGAAGAAGGTCGTATGAATCTTATGCCTATTGACTTATCAGGTGTCTATGCAGGTATGGCAGCCGATGCTATCGGAGAGGCTTACTGCACAACAGACGCTTGTGAGGTCAAATTAATCAAGGACAGTAAATGAAAATAAAGTGCTTAAAATGTTTTGAAGAGTTTGAAGAATTCCCAAAAGAATCTTCTGACGGTATTTGCTACTCGTGTAGAGATTAAGAAAAGCCCCCCAGTTATTTGGGGGGCTTCTTCTTTTACTTCTTTCCTTTAGGCTGTTTGTTACTAGCCGCTGCAGAACGTGCTTGTTTTCTTGCTTTCTGTGCTGCTTTACGAGCAGCGGTTGTATCTTCTTTTGCTTTTGCTTCTCCTTTTGCAGCTTTCTCTGCTTTTGCTCTTGCTTTCTCTTCTGCAAAAGGGCGAGTCTTATCTCTAATGACTGTAATAATCTTCTTTGGGTGAGGAGTGGTAATCACTTTAATTACGTGGTCAATATTGTCTGGGTCACGGTCTTCGTGAAGGATATTTCCATTTTCTTGTGTTGTTTGACGACCACTCTTTACTACATTTGAAGCAAGGCGATAGTCTACATCTCGTTCAAAAGAACGGTCTCCTGCGTGGTATGAAGTGGCTAATGGAATTGACATAAGTACAAGGATAAAGAAAAAGCCCTGATTTCTCAGGGCTTATCCTTACTTACTTAAAATCCTTTTGGCTTCATTAGCCTTGATACTCATAAATCCAGTCTTTCTTGGATTCATACTTCCAGGCTTTTTGTAACCTTCGCCTTTAGGCATATTTGCAATTCTTGTTGCTAATGCTGCTGCAACCTTGTCGTGATGCTTTGCCATTGACTACCCCCTCTCCTTCTCTGAGTGTAACACAAAAAGAAAACCCCCTCATTTCTGAGGGGGCTTCCATTATGCGCCTGCTTTTGCTATGGCTTTTGCTTTTTGCTTTGGCTACGACTTATGCTTAAGAAGGGAACTTCTTTAACCAACGCTTTACAACGTCAGTCTCTGTTCCTTTCCACGCGCTCCAGTCTTTACCTCCACCGCTCATAAAATAAGCGATTTGGGCATTTACCACAGGGTTGAACAGTTCAGCATTTGAAGCCAAATTGAACTTAGTCCTTCTTGCATCTCCCAATGAACCAATCATATTGATTTGGAATAGACCATAGGAGTTGTCTCCTGTCTTACGATTACCGTTGTGAGATAGAGGACTACCATGTGATTCTTTCATCGCAATAGCCCACGCTTCTTTAAGGTTTTGACCTTTGAAGCCTACGGCTTGCAGTAACTCAATTAACTGAGGGTCAGTTAGGTCATCTGCATTGACATACTTGGTTAGTACATCTTCTTGCGCTTCTTGCTTTACTGCTTGTGCTTCGGCTTTCTCTGGGCTAAGGGCTGGGGGTAGAACCACCATTCCTAGCGCCAAAAACATCGCTGTAAACAACGACCCAAACACAATCTTTCCTTTTGTTGTTAGTTTCATAATCACTCCAAATAGTCATTCACAACCTCGGCTGCGTTTGACTGCTGGTGGCGGATACGATGCAGGTATCTCTCCGTAGTTACGATTGACTGGTGACCTAACCGCTCTTTGACCTCGTGCACATCTACCCCGTTCTTTAACAACTGAGTAGCGTTAGCGTGCCGTAGGTCGTGAGTGGTGGGATACCAACCAATCCCTGACTTGTTGATGGCTTCGTTCCAAATGGCTCGCCACTTGTCACGAGGTAGGTGTCCTTCGCTTCTGCTAAGGCTTTTGCTATGGCTTTTGCTATGGCTTCTGCTAGTGCTTCCGCTTTTGCTAAGGCTTTTGCTAAGGCTTTCGCTTTTGCTAAGGCTTTCTACCTTGCCCTTTCCCTTGTCCTTTCTATAGTGATTGCGGTACTCCCTGACCGCTTCCTTACATACCTGACACCTACAACCGCCCACATTGTATGAATACGCTGTTGCGTGTTGGAATGTCCTGCTTCCAATGGTGTAAGGCTTCCCTACTACGCTTGTGGTAGGGCTTTCTATTTTACTCCTCTTCTCAACCAGGTGCTTTGAGAAGAGCAGGTCTTCTTTTGCTAGGGCTTTTGCCCTTACAAACTTCTTTATCTCTGTTACTAGAGCTGAGCTCAGGACAACAGTTCGCTTGTTGCCGTTCTTAGTTGCTGGAACAATGAGAAATCTTGTCCCCTCGGACTTTGTCCCTGCGGGCAGGTATGCGTAGCCAACATCTGAAACTGTGCGCCTGACATAGACCTCTTTGGATTGGAAGTTAAAGTCTTTGACTCTGAGTTCTGTGGCTTCCCCATAACGGCAGCCAGAGGCTATGAGAAACTGGGCTAAAAGAACGCTTCCGTCTGTGGGTAAGTTCTTTAAGATAGCCTGAAAGTCTTTAGGCTCTAGGGTGTAGGTGGGGTCAGGCTTGGGCGTGCTTAGTCTTATGCGGTGGGTTGGGTTTGTGGCTATTGCGTCATCATCAACGGCGAGCCTGAATAAAGAACCTAAAGAAGTCTTTAGGTGGGAGATTGTGCTTGGGCTAACCCCTTTGCTTGCGAGGTTATCCAACAATGCCTTAATGTCTTTCTTGGTGATTGCGGAGATGCGCCTAGAACCTAAAGAAGGTTGGGCATACTTCTTTAGCAGGGTAATGTAGTTCTTACGGGTGATTACTCTGATGTCAGGTGAGAGTGCTAATTGCTCTAAGTAAGTGTTGAATGTCTTTTGGTTTTCGGGCATTAGATTAAACTCGCCTTCTTCGGCAAGTAATCCAGCGTTAAGTGCTTTAGCCCTAGATGAATAAGTGCCTACGGATTTGACTTTTCCGTCTTGGCGGTAATAGGCGGTAAATCGCCCTTTGCGTTTGATTGCGTAAGCCATAAGGACACCCTACCAGCGAGTAACTTATGACGCAAAAAAAGGGGGATAGGTTGCCAGTTGGCAATCTATCCCCCTTTAGTTTATTTTCTTTTTGTATCTTCTTTTGCGAGCCTGTGTATCCAAGTGTTGCGTTCAGCGTGTGTTTTCTTGCGGTGGTGATTGGAACATAACACTACACACTTAGCAAGTTCCTTCTTTAGCAAGTTCATACTTACACCTTTGGCTATTCCGTTGCTAATGTCAAACTTCTTTGAGTGTATGTGGTCAAACTCCAACATCTCTACATCAGTTTCACCACACACTTTACAAGGGTGTTTCTTTTTGTAGGTATAGACGAACAATCTTAACTCTTGGTTCTTAGTTAGATGATTGTTCTTTTGTCTTTCACTTACACAAGGCTTACATACTCCGCTTCGTGTTGCTTTGCGAGTTGGTCCTCGTTTAGCAAGTTGAAAAGAAGATCAGACTTTCTTTTTACCGCACTTGCTACATTGTC